ACCAAAGATAAAATATCTATTGACTGGAGAACAAACTCCAAAGGGGATTTCGGTTATAAAATCTCAACTCGCTATTGTTGTATCACATGTAAAAAAGAGCTATTTTTCCATGCGAATTCACTCTTTTTTACTTAACTTTGCACAGAAAAGGAACAAAATAATACAACAATGGACGTTAGAGAATCTTTTTGAAAGATTAAAAGCAACAATCATGCGTAATGATTTCTTGCGGACGATTATTATTATCGGATTAATAGCTTTGGCTTGTCTGATAATTTACACAGTAGGAAAATGTACAGGCAAATTCTTTGCAACGATATAAGTATAATAGTAAATATAGAAAAATTAATATGATTATGACAGACAAAAAATTTAGAGTATTAAACCTTGTATTATTCTCATTCATACTCTTGTTCAGCTTGACGAAATATCTATTTCCAGTAGTAATTGTACCTATTGGTTGGATACCATTCATAGAGAATCCATATCCAGTATCTGTTGCATCCATATTGAGAAATATATTATTGGTTTTTGCTATTATTATCAACCTCTATCATTTAGTTAGGGATAAAAGATAGTTTACCGTGAGGAATCTGAACATTCCCGTCCTTGCGGATGTGTCATCCATAGGAACGGGGTGTTAAACACAATCAGATACCTTATTCACACTATACAATGAAAAGGAGAAGTTTAAAATATGGTTTGTTTTATGCTATAGGATTGCTTGCCGTAATAATGTTTGCATCTGCTTTATGTTTTTGGATAATACCTGCGGTAAACGGGAAATGGGAAGCTATGTCTATTGCGCTGTGGATGTACGGGTGGTATTATGGTTATTACCTATTTACTAAGCGTTATACCAAATGGTGGAAAGAGATAGGGGAATGAACAGTAATATAATCATTCATTATTTCAAATTGCGGTCAAAGCAACTATTCCGAATTTTAAAGGAGTGGGGGATTACCAGAAGCCTGTTTTTGTCCGGACTTCTTTTTTTTAGTATTCTGTATGTTGATAAAGGCAAAACAAAGTTGGATAGTGCCAGCGGTCGCAATCTTAGGATTGATAGGCTATCATAATGAGCGAAAAGACAAAGATTTCCTCCTGCTGCAAACAAAAGATGCCATAGCCCTTTTTAGAGTAGAATACTTGCTCATAGGTTTTCCTTTTATATTAATCGAATGCCTGAGAAGCCGTTTCCCCGAAGCAGGAGCCATGATAGTTACCAGCCTCTTATTGCCTAAATTGAAAGCAATAAAATGGAAATCCATCGCCTTTCCGTTACCATTTCTTTATAAGGGAGGGCTGGAATATTCCCGGATACACAACAGGTTATTACCCAATAATTTGCAAGCAATAAGTCAGGAATATGGCCGTAGCTTTTAATTGTACATTCTAAAGGGTGAAGATTTAACGCTTTTGTTATTTCTTAACTCATGTTGCCAATATTGGCAAACTCTTCTTTATTTCGGTGCAATTTGTGATTGACATTCCACTTTAATTTTGCCTCATTGCTTAAGCTGCTGCAAAAATGTTTTGTTTTATTGTGTTGGTTTCCTTTCTTTTGCTATGTCAAACATCAGTATTTTTCCATTACGTTCTATCTCCAAAGTAAGACCATCAGCCTGTTGAATGTATTTCTCTAATTTGCCACTTGCCACAGACATAATATCTGTGTTTATCGCTCCGTTATCAACAGCGATTACCTTATCTCCTAACATCAATCCTGCTTCTTCTGCAAGTCCGTTTATTTCCAAAGCCGTAACACAAACCGCATTGTTGCGGACATTGATACGTAAACCGAGTGGGGAAAGTCCATCATGAATGGTCGGGAGTATGTCAGCACATTGTTTGACGTATAAATTTTTGCCGACAAGTATAAAATTCATTTTTCCAGCAAAGATATTACCTGCCACATTTTTATCGATAGATGGTATATAGCTCAACGTACAATCCGGAATTACTATACCGTTACAGAACATCGTGATTCCACGGAACTCTGCAATCGTATCTGTCAACCCTTCTCTACGATAATTTGTATACGTTCTCTGTGAATGGGACATCCTTAATTTCTCATAAGTATTTTTGTCTATTATGATGTCATAATTCGAGCCCAAGTCAAACATCAAATCCAAACTGTCAGTCTGCTTACTATACAGTGGCAAATTGTTTACCCCTCCTTTAGCAAGAGTAAATCCTTCTGTTTCTTGCTTTAGTATATCTTCATTTTTAAGCGAGAATGCAGTCATTTCATTGCTATCCATATTGAACTTCCAACCTATATTTCCCATGATAGCACGTCCTAACACCGGGCGATATAATGTATTATACATACCATTATCCTTTGGAACAGATGTGAAAACAACTCTCTTTAATTCGCAATCTCCAAGCTGGATATTATTTACTCTATATAATTTTGAGAAATAGACTTGTTTGTAAAAATTGAATGTCGGCATCGGTTTCCGTTTCCAATATTCAGCCTCGTATCGGTCAAGAATTTCTTGCTTAGCCAGAGCAGTAGATGCTTGTGTATCGAACAAGAGCGTGTCAGTATATTGACCGTTTATTATAGCAGCTACTCCAAAATAACCATTGGGGTCACGGATTATTGGAGAGGTTTGAATAAACTCAGAATCAATGTTTTCTACTGCACTTCTTTGCTCTGCATTAAAGTTTTTAACCCAAATGCTTATATAAACAAAGTAAATAAGTATACAAATCAGCAAAGCTGATAATGTGCGGACTAAATATCTAAACAACTTTTTTACCATATTATTTATAGATTTAATCATTTAAAGAGTAATAGCATTCGTGAAGTTTGAGGTATACCATAGCCAATTTCATAGTTAGGGGCAGAACTGTTTAATCCCGATGTATGTAAGAGATTGATAAGTTCATTTCGACTCATTCGTTTGTACTCCAGTAGAGAAGCACATAATCCGGCAATGACAGGAGCCGTATATGACGTTCCTCGGCGTGGAGGCTGTGCGTAAGCACATACATCGGGCTTTATGAAATCGACACCTCCATAACCTATAGAACTGTAACCGGCGCGAGTTGTGCTGTCTGATTCAATGGCACCAACGGATATAACCTCCCTGACATCGGCAGGGAAATTTGAGTAACGCCAAGGCTCATCCCCCTCGTTACCCATGCTCTGAATAAATATCAAGTTAGAATTGACTTGTAGCACACTGTCTACAAATTGGGATATACGAGAGCTATGTCCATCGAGCATGGAGACTGTATAACCGTCATAATCATCAAATATCGTATAACCACATGAACTTGTTATCACATCTACGTCCTGCGACAGCAACCAGCGTATGGCGTTCATCATACGGTCTTCCTCTATCCGTAACTCTGTATCGAAGTCGTCAATCTCTGCCAAGTAATATTCGGCATTCCATGCCAACCCTTTTATTGTATCACCTGATGAGAGGTAACCACCTATGCATGCACAGGAGTAAGCCCCATGGTCTCGCTCTCGGCCGGGTTCCTTGATGAAGAAATCGGTTGTGTCACCGTCTATGAAATTTGCGTAAGCCGCCACATATATGTTTTTCGTCCATGAGCGTTGCCGCAATCCTCCAAATCCTGTATCCAATACTCCGATTTTAATTCCCCGACCACTGAGATTTAACGAATCATACGATTCATCAATCATCATTGCCGGTGCTGTTGTATAAACTCGTTTTCCGATAGATACATAATGTTCAGGAGGATTTGAAAAATCATTTCGTGTCAAATAATAGCCCAGTATTGATAGGATGATAATGAAAAACAATAGTATTCCACCAATAATTTTTATAACTGTTTTTAATGTTTTCATTGGCTCAATATATTTTTTCAATGTAGTTGTTACTCTCGAATATCCTGCTCTATCTCATTAATTGATGCTTGAATAACACACTGGCAATACCCATACACTCATTATTTTAGCTTCTGTATGTTCTGCCTATACGGTTGGTTGTATATCCTTTTATTCCTAATAGCACTTGTCGGTGCGCTACATGGCAGCATCCGCATTGGAAAAGTCGCTTTGATTGTTTGGGGAATCATTCAGACAATGGCATTTACATCCATTCCCCAACGGCAAGAATTCACCCCTTTCCTGAATTATCCAACGTTGCAGAAAAAACTCATTCCTACTAAGAAGTATTCAAATTCAAAACAAACACCCAACTTTACATTTTCGGGTGTAAAATTGGGTGCTTGTTTTGTAAAATATTGAAAATCAATGTTTAATGCGGTGCGTACGGGACTAACAGATTTTACTATCATATTGATAATCAATAAAATACTTGTTAAAAATATATTAATGGTATCATATTTATATCATCTCCGCTTATTTTCTTCTATAATTTTATGCAAAGCTTCTATTTGCATCATTGCACCCTCATAAGCCGCTTTATAATTGACATTCGCATCAATATCCGTCTCAATCATATTCCCTTTGCCAGTACAAAGCCACTTCACATTCAATTCCGGGAACTTATCCACAATACGAGCTATTATATCAGTTCCAATAGCCCCCTTCCCGTTCCTTATGGAATTATAAATGTATCTATTTGATAATTCACAATAAGCCTCAAACGAGTTCTCACCTTTGACAACTCCCTTATCACGTGCATACCTTGCAAATTTTCGTAATCTGTCAATAGCCCTTTCTTCCATATCAAATAATCTTTTGACTTATTATGCGTAATGCTTGCCACATCCCCCTTATTTCTCTTCTCTCGACATCTAACTGGCCATGCTTGGGGTTATCAGCCTTTAAAGTCAGCACATTATCCAAGAAAAGACTGTTTTTTAATATCCGTTTGACTGAAAGTGTTTTCCCATATACAATACTCACAACTCCTGACGCGCTTTCCCACAAACCTTCTTCTATTTTGCGAGCAAGAATTTTAGCTCCATCCGGTATAGTTGGCTCCATGCTGTCGCCACGTACTTGAAAGACCATATAAGAATCATCAAGCACTTCACCTTCTTCCGGCATGACACCATAAGAATCAATTTCATAAGCTGTATTATATAAGCTTTCGACAAATGAAGCCGCGGCATCCATCGGAACATATTTTACTTTTACAAGAATATCTTGAAGATAAGGAGCTACTTTACTAATCGTAGAGTCTGATTGCATTCTCGCATTTTTCAGAGCATCCCTAATATCCTTCTCCGAAGGTTCTATTTGTCCTGATGGAGTCTTTGCAAACAAACCTTCTCCAGTATATAACCATGCTCTGCTCACATCGTATTTCTCACAAAAAGCATCAATTGTTTTTTTACTTGGCAGCTGAATCCCTTTTTTTATACTGGTAAGGGTTGATTCACTGGATATAATATTGTCTTTCTTCAATTTATACCCACTCAAACCACAATATGAAATTGCTTGCAAAAACCTTTTTGAGAGGTCACTCAATTTTTTATCGTCACTTTCTTGCATACTTCATAAATTAAGTAGTATATTTGCATTCGTAATAGTAGCAGTATTACCACATTAATTGATTAAACATCCTATTTGGAGTTTATATATAGAAATCCGTAAATAGCTGCTACCTATTTGCGGATTTTCTTTTTCTCCACATTGTGTAATCGGCGGTAGGCCGCATAGCGGAGAGACAGAGGGTTACACTCTTACAACTCAATACTGCGAAAGGCGTGCGATATTGAGAGGCAAACGAAACCGGGATGCCTGCACAGCTACAAGTAAGCGAAAAATCCGGGAAGTCGGGTAACTTGTTAATGCCCGGCCAGCTAAGAACGGCGTACTTATACGAACGAGACATTTCTTATGCTGCATATAGCAAAAACGGGAAACCGTCTAAGGGCTAACTATGCAGCAATCCAGCACCTTACCGAATGAGATCGTCTTTTACTTCTTCAATTATTACAATAATAATAGAACGACATTACTTTTTTTCAGAAAGCTTTCTTTTTACGCAAGCCCTATCTGTATAACATCTTATAAACCAGCAATTTATATTAAAATATGTTTTATAACATATAGGATACTACAAATTTTATGAAGTATTTTATTGTACTTCTGAAAATATGAAGTATATTTGCAACGTCAAACAAACAAAGACTGTAAGTTTGAACAATAAGAAAGCTGGCGACTTCAAAAGCCACTTACTACATATCTCATTGGCAAATGTAGTTGTTAGCTTTCTTTTATGCAAATTTTTTGTGGAAAATTTAAGTATAAAATAGAAAATAATATGAAAGTAACAAAGAAAGATATTCTAAGCATTAAAGCTGGTTCTTCCAAAGTAATGCAGCTGGATTCTTACAAGGATTGCGTCAATGCAAGAAGCTACGCCTATCAATTAGCTTTTACTGATCCCCGTGAAGACGTTGAAAGATATTCAATATCCATCGACAAAGATAAAAATCAGATAACCATCGAAGCAATAAAGAAATGAACCGTTCAGAGGCCAAAATGATTGCAGAAGAACTGCACAAGTTTATTCGCAATGATGTGAGAAAGGCTGTAACTGAAATGGCGACTGCTGAAACCGAAGAGTATTTGAATGCCAAACAAGCTGCTGTATTTCTCGGATGGAAGTTGCAAACCTTATACAATCGAATACATGATATTCCTCACACCAAAAATGGCAAGAGTCTCATTTTTACCAAATCAGCTTTGAGAAAATTCATGGAAAGAAAATAATCCCGGACGGATTTGATCGTCTTTTCGGGAACTAACAAAACGTTCTTTGACATATTGTATAGTCTGAACAAATAAAGACTTTAAACAAGGTTTACTGCTTATCTAAAGGGCGAAATAGACCGACAAAGTAGCCAAAGCGGATTAGTGAAAAGAGTGTGAATACGGACTGCCAATAAGAGGATGCAGCACATGAATCACTAAGTTATCAAAAACAACTTATATTATGACAAAGTAAACGTAGGGCGTTTATAAATACATTCTTAACTGAATAGATACTTTAAATGATATATATACCCGTGCTTCGCAAGAAGCGGTCACCGCTAAAAAGCTACGGCCAACAATCCATCGGAACGCGGACGGGAACACATTTTAAATGCTAAAAGTATGAAAGGAATTACAGAAATGACCGAGCAAGAGATTCTTGCGTTAACGGAGGAAGATGTACAGAAATTGATTAAACTCCGCATGATGGAGGAAGGTATCAAAATTATGGATAAGCCGGAGGTTCCCGAATTGTTTGAGATTGAACCAGCCGATTTGAAAACGTTCACGATCCCATTTTTTGAAGGCTACGCTTTTACAGATATGGAAGAAGCGAATGCGGTAGCAGAAGCATTACGTAATGCGAAAACCCTTCGCAAAGTTGAATACGATTGGAACAAACTCGGAAGCGACTACAAATACCTCGTCAAGAAAGATAAATACAATTACTCTATCAAGCCAGACTTTGAGGTTAACTGTAGCTTTGTGTATTCAAGTGAACTATACGAAAAGATTTCCAACTTTGCCGTACAGAACAAGGTTATGAAAGAACAAGCGGCGAAAGACCAAAAGGAATATGACGAGAAGATACAAGAAGCGTCCGGCATTATCTCGGAGATAAGCGGACGGGTTAAGGAGGTCAAAGTTAAGTATGAGCGATTGAATAGGCTTACTTACAAATTCGCCACAGACTATTATCCCCTTTCCGATCATAACGAGGATATGGCAATGAAATTTATGGCTAAAGCCTATTCTTTTACAGATGAAGAAAAAGAATACATATTACAGAATTACAAAGAATTACTATCCACAAGTGATGAATAAGTTTTTTAGTTAGTTATTGGCTCCTTGCTTGCGAAAGTAGGGAGTTTTTTGTAAAACTCTAAATCCATTATATGAGTAATATAGAAGATACAATTTACAATCTGCCAAATGACGAATATCACAAGGGAGAAAGATTTAAAGACTTCCTAAGTAGTACGCAGATTAAAGATTATATGGTGTCCCCAAAGTTTGCCCGATACAAGGCATTACACCCTGAAATGTTCGAGATCAGTATTGAAGCTTCTGAAAAAGGCTCGCTGTATCATGATGCAATGGAAAGCCTTGTTAATACTGGAACACTTGACAAATGGAGAAATAATCTTCTTGTATTTGAGCCACCTATAAATCCTAAAACTGGCTGTCCGTATGGACGAGACACTCAAAAATATCAGATTGCACTAATAGAGGCCAAAGAGTCAAATCCGGGTAAAACATTGACAAGCACAACCGATATGCAATTGGTTGAAACAATGGTTTATGAGCTTCTTAACAATTGTCGGGACACTTCCAAGCAGATCAGGCAGATATTAAAATGGGGGAAAGCCGAAGTCAGCCATTTCGTTGAATACGAAGGATGTAAGTTCAAATATCGCCCTGATGTGGAAACGGCCAAAAAGATTGTTGACTGGAAAACATTGGCGGTTGATGATCTTCATGAGGAAACAGTTAACCGGACTATTGCCAAATTTCATTACGGTATTTCGGCAGCCTTCTACCAGTTTTTTGAACATGAACGTACTGGAGTATGGAAGGAGTTCTATTGGGTTATGCAACAAAAGACAGCTCCCTATGACGCAGTATTTGTCAGTGCAGCAAACTGGGCTTTCCATTTGGAAGACGGAATTGTGAAAATGGGTGCAAGTGCATTGGCATTCAAGAAATTGTTAGACCAGCATGTTTACTGTACACAAAATAATGATTTTGACGGTGCACAGATATTTATTCAGCCGGGATTCAAAGGACGAAGAATAATGGTGCCTGACACACCTGCATTTGAAAAGAACAAGATGTTTAACTTTTATAATAATCAAGAACAATGAGCAAAACAGAGAATCAATCCCCCCAACAAGGGAACTTGGGAATGGAACAACACAATGTTCCTTCACCAACAAAAACAGAACCGGCCTCCCCAACACCTTCCACACCACAACCGCCCGTTCCTTCTGCCCCACCAGCCTTTCCGGTACAACTGAAAGGATTGGAAAGCTGTTTTATCTCCCCTAAAAAGGCATTTATAGCAGCTGGCGGCACTGAACAGCAATTTGCCCGTGAAGTCAATTTCGCTATGCAGGCAATGTTAAATAATCCTTATCTGATTGACTGTGCCCGGCAATATCCCGATCATCTTGTCGAAGCAATCAAAAACGTTTCTCTCACCGGTCTGACACTCAATCCTGAATTAAGATTGGGGTATCTTGTACCGTACAAAGGCAAAGTGAAGTTCCAAGCTTCATATATGGGGAAAGTTGATATTTTGATCCGCACCGGCGTTGTAAAAGATATTTATTCTGATTTGGTTTATGCTAATGACGAGTTCAGCATGACAAAAGGTACCGGTGGCACTATCATCCACAAACCCAATGTATTCGGAGAACGTGGTGATCTTCTTGGAGGCTACTATTTTGCAGTCTTGACTTCCGGTGTTGTAAAATTCGATGCAATGCCCAAAGCACGTATTGAAGAAATAAAAAGCCGTAGTGAGGCTGTCAAGAAAGGCAAGCAATCTCCGTGGGACACAGACTTTGAAGAAATGGCTCGAAAAACAATCGTGAACTGGGCTTTCAAATTCCTGCCCAAAACCGGCATTTCAGATTCCATGATTAAAGTTCTTGAAACAGAGAGCCAGTTGGATGATGAAATGTTTGAAGACTGGAAAAAGGCACAAGGTCAGAAACCGGACGATTTTGAGGAAGACGATACTCCATACGCAGAAGAAGTCAAGTAATGGATTCATGTGAGAAAATTAGTAACAGTATCACAGCGGCTAAAGAGCTAATTGAAAATGAAGCACGTTCTTTGGCCGCTTTACACAAGGCAAAACAGCTTGAAAAAAAGCTTCGTAAATCCGGTAAATTATTTCGTATTCCTACAATAAATGGAATTATAGAAACAACCTGCCCGGAAAAATATATCGAATACAATAACCAATTTAAAATCAAGTTAAAATGAAAACAGTAACAGTTGAAGTGCCCGAAGGACACATGGTAAAAATCGTGAAAGAAGAAAGTATGCAATCTACCCAAAAAGTTATGGGGGGGGGTAAATTTGAGTTTGAGGGTGAGACATTCATCCCCGGTGACGTAATTATCAATCCAAATCGCGGAGGAGGCAGCATGATGATTCTCTCTGAAATTAGAGAAGAAAGACTACTTCCTTTTTTACCAGCAATAAAAGTGCCTTTCGGCCTTGTCGCCTATGTTCCTTCCAATGATGAAGGTGACAGAGTTTTTGTAAAACCCACACCCGAAGCAGGTATCGGAGGCATGAAGGGATTCCGTAAAGCTACGGAAGAGGAAAAGGCCAAAATGCTCGCTGCCATGAAGGAAGAAAAACATTACTCCTTCAATTTTGAGAAGTTACAGCTTGAATACATTCCGACTATCGGCGATGTTGTTATTGTATGGAGTGATAACAAAAAAGATGCGGTAGTCGGTGTTATGAATGAAATGGATAAAACAGTCAGGCCATACAAGATAAATGATGGTACTTGGTATGGGAACTGCGACAAGTTCGTTTCAGAAGAACAATATAAAAATTTGATTGATGGGAAAGAGTAAATCTAAATCGGGGGGGGCGAGAAATTACACTCCCCTTCTCACAGCTCGCCCAAAGGGAATGAGCTACCAAGAATATCGTGAACGCAGAGCCTATCAGAACGCATGGTTGAAAGAGCGACTGAAAGGCTTTATTTGTTATGTATCGTCTGAACTGGTTGTATATGACAAAATAACGGGATTACCCCGATTATTCAATCATCGTACAGATGATATACACAAAGCAAACATAAGGACTAACCCACAGCCATTTGTCGGTTCTGCCCGATATGGCTTAAAACCTTTATGATATGGATAAAGAACTATTTAAAGATAAGAATCCATTGCTTCGCAGGCAAATGTTGGAAGACAATTGCGCAGCAGTTGAAAGAATTACCTATACTTCTCCTTTCAGCGAGGAAGAAATGGGTGAACGGAAAACGGAGTTGGCAAATATTGACCTTGACATGGCCGCACTGGAAGAAGAAAAGAAAGCTTTCATGCAAGCATACAAGGACAAACTGAAACCTAAAAAGGAACGTAAAAAAACGTTGCTTACCGATATAAAACGTGGTTATGAGGAAATTACAGATGAATGCTTTAAGTTTATGGATCGTAACACCCGTACCACCGGATATTACAATGGTAATGGCGATTTGGTTAAAGAACGTCCGATGGAGGCACAAGAGATGCAAAAAACAGTCTTCGAGGACATGGAATCTACTGGTACGGAGGGATAAGCTATGAGGAAAGAAGAACTTATCAAGCAAGTAGCCGAATCAACCGGTATCGCTATTTGTGAAGTCCGAACTGTCATAGAGGCAGCACTGAAAGAGACCGTGGATGCAGTGGCTAATGGAAAGACTCTTTATATCAGAGGTTTTGGTACACTGTCACCCAAGCACTATAAACGAAAAGTTGCTCGTAACATACACAAAAACGAGACTATTGTCATAGCGGAGCATTATACTCCACACTTCAAACCAGCCAAATCGTTTAAAAACAAAACTAAAAAATTGTAGAACAGCATGGAAAACGAGAAGATGCAAGTGAACTTTGCTCCGGGTATTACCGAAGCAACCCTTAGAGTTATTGAACTTCACGAAGAAAATGAGTTACCGGTACTGGAGCCTGATAAGGTAGAGTTAGCCGGAACAATTGGAAGTGTTTATGAATTTCTCTTGAAAAGAATCTCTGAAAAAGAGCAGATCAATCAGAAACGTTGCTATATTCTTGTTGATCGAGAGAAAATGACACTTAAACTTGTCACTAATGAAACTGACAGTAGGAATAAAGCTACTGTAAGAGGTGAGTTGAAATACTATCCCAAGTTTCTTGAATTTGGTATCAACACAAGCAAGACATGGGAGCCGGTGCAGCTTTCAAAATTCTTCAAAATGAATCGTGCCTTCTTCAAGGATGCACAATACAACATGGAACTGGTTACAGTCCTGAAGAACTTCAAAGCCAGCATCGACTCAAAAGTGGAAAACTCCCGACAAGACAACGGTAGTCGCACCGACAATTACAGCCAAGTTGTCAACTCTAATCTTCCTGCTTCATTCAATCTTATTGTTCCGATTTTCAAAGGTCGCCCGGCAGAAGAAATTGAAGTGGAAATCATTGCAGATGTGGACGGGCGTAATATTCGATTGTCTCTTTGCTCTCCCGGTGCAGAAGTAATAGTGGAAGAAGAGCGTAATAAGGCCATTGACGAGCAATTGTTGTTAATTCGTAAATTGGCACCGGATATTGCCATTATTGAACAATAACAATGAAGTCTGTAAAGAAATACTGGAAGCCGGTACTTGTTGTATCGGCTTTCTTCATTGGCAACCGCGTATTCAATCACATAAATGCGTGGCTGGGAATTTCAATAATCATGCTGACAGTAGCATTTATAGTTTATAATATCATTAAAAAAGTAGAAAATGAAAAGAAAGATTGATTTTTTGATTGTGGCATTATTTGCCGTTGTTTTGTTCATTTCATGCGAAAGAGTTGCTCCCAATTATGCCGGTGTCCTTATGGAAAACTACGGCAAACAAGGGAAAGAGGATTTTAAAATTGTTTCCGGTAAGGTATCTACATGGGAATTAGGCACAGAACTTTTTCAAGTTCCGCTATTCGATCAGCGTGGAGAATTTGCCGAAGCTGTCACACTGAAAGCAGCTGATAATACGGAGTTCAAGGCACGTCCCACATATAGCTACAAAGTTATCAAGAACCGTGCCATTGATGTTGTCTTTGACAACAAGCATATTGGCCGTGGAAGTGATTTCATGTCTTCGTTAGAAGATAACATTTTGGAGCCTCGTATATATGATCTGATAAAAGAGGAAAGCCGGAAACATAAGACTGACAGTTTAATGGCTGATGGAGGCTCATTAGTGTTTGAGAAACGATTAGAGCAGATAGTTGATAAAGAGTTTAAAAAAAGAGGTCTGCAACTACTCACATTTTCTGCACAGTTGGAGTTTTCCGATAAGGTTCGCGAAAAAATTGACAGTAGAAATGAAGTAAACACCAATATTTCCGTATTGGATCAGCAAATTGAGGAACAGAAAAAACGGAATGAACTGGAACAGTTAAAAACCGAGCAGGCTCTAATTCAGTCAAGAGGTCTGACAAAAGAAATATTATATAAACAGTTCATTGACAAATGGGATGGAACAAGCCCTTTGTATGGTATTGCTCCTGAATTTCTAAAAATAACAAAATAATAATTATTAACCCGATTAATAATCAGCTTCTCCCGGTGTGGCTTGACCGCCTATCCGGGAACTATCATGCCTCACCTTTTTTCTTCTCTTTGCAAGTCGAGCCGAGTACGCTGCATACGCTCCACGGCGGTAGATACTACAAAGAGTCTTTTTGTTCATATAAGAATGCCTCTATTGTGGAGGCAAACGAATAAGTGGCGGAATTGGAAGACGCTTAGTTTCTGTGGTAAAAATGCACGAATAGCATCACGAGTCAGGTAATCATGCTATTAACACTTGACATACGTACAAACGGAAGCAGAAACGAAAATCCTGATTGCAACAGTTCCCGGTTCGAGTCCGGGCTTATTCTCATAAATCAATCATTATGAAAGTTGAAATTCCCGACTATTTCTTAAAATCCTTTATCCGACATTTTGAAAGGATAACCGAGAATTGTAAAGCATCACCTTCTGACATCAAGACCAGTGAAGCACTAAGGCTTGGAAAGAAAGATATAGTTAAGCTCAAAAGATTTGTAAACAAAAAGTATAATTTATGAAACGAAGGATCATAGGTATAGATGTTGGCAAAAACGGTGGAATTGTAGTGTACGACACCGAGAATAACAGATTATTGGAGTGTATCAAAATGCCACCAACTCCCAAAGACTTATTAGATTTTCTCTCTATATACAAAGAAAATAGCGTTTGTTATTTGGAACGAGTGAATGGCATGACCGGACAAAGTGCTTCTGCCTCTTTTGTTTTTGGAGAAGGTTACGGACAGCTGACTATGGGATTGATAGCTTGTGGGATTCCGACAGTAACAGTATCTCCACAAACTTGGCAAAAAACTATAGGATTACGAAATACAGACAAATTGGGTAAGACAGAATGGAAAAACATCTTAAAGAAGAAAGCCCAACAGCTGTTCCCGTATGCAAAAGTTACATTGGCAACTTCGGATGCCTTACTAATATGTGAATATGGTAGAATTAAAGAAAAGGAATAATGGAAAAATTAAAAAAATGTAGCAAATGTGGCCGGGAGCTTCCGGTCAGTGAGTTTTGGAAAAATGCTTCAACCGAAGATGGATTGCAGACATATTGTAAAGAGTGCGGTAATGTTTATGCCAAAAACCGTAAGAAAACTCCGGGGGGGGGGATTGAAGAAAATATATTCCAATCCTGAATTGGCAAGATTTTCTCCACGGGAACTTATCGCAGAATTGAAAGCGCGTGGATATACCGGAGAATTAAAATTTACCCAAACAATATCATTATAATGGAAAAGTTACGTCTATTGGTTACAACCAAATGTCCGAACAAATGTCCTATGTGTTGCAACAACTCATGGGATTTTTCAAAATTACCAGTTGTTGAGCATTTTAATTACAAAGAGATCATGATAACTGGTGGAGAACCACTTTTGTTTCCTGAAAAACTGTCAAATTTGGCCGAAAGTATCAGAACCGTTCAGAAATTGGCCTATGGCAATAAAGGAAAATTATTTCTATATACGGCACTGGCTGATATGCTTCCCAATTATATCAGATATTTCGATGGAGTTGTTTACACTCCACATTCTGCTAATGATGTTCATAGTTTATTGGAGGCCAATAATTTTTTGTTGGACTACAAAGATGAACTTATGGAAAGTAAATCTCTTCGACTCAATCTTTTTCCTGATATTAAAAAGCATATTCCTGACAACACAAACCTTTCGTTATGGAAAGTAAAAGATATGCAATGGATCAAAGATTGCCCGGTTCCGGCTGATGAAGAGTTCAAAAGAGTAGCTGAATTGTGGGAGGTGGAATGATGAAAGATGTAATTACCCCCCCCCAACATCTCTATCCGTATCGCTGGTTTTTAGAAGATACTGTTTTTACTAAAGATAAAGGAAAGGTCTTTTCTTGTTTTGCGTGTGGCGGTGGCTCTACTATGGGTTACAAAATAGCCGGTTACGATGTTATTGGCTGTAATGAGATTGATCCACGAATGATGAAATGCTATGAAACAAACCATCATCCCCAGTATAGTTATTTGGAAGATATTCGTGATTTAGTGAGAAGGAATAATCTTCCCGAAGAATTGTACAATTTAGATATATTGGACGGATCACCACCTTGCAGTACATTTAGCATGTCGGGATTACGTGAAGATGCGTGGGGTAAAGAAAAGAAATTCAAGGAAGGTCAAAAGACACAAGTTTTAGACACGCTCTTTTTTGATTTTATTGCACTTGCCAAACGCTTAAAACCTAAAGTCGTTATTGCTGAAAATGTGAAAGGGCTTCTTTTAGGGAATGCGATTGATTATGTCAGACGTATATACAAAGACTTTGAGGAAGCTGGTTATTATTGTCAGCATTTTCTTCTTGATGCTTCTAAAATGGGAGTACCTCAAAAAAGAGAACGTGTATTCTTTATATGTATTAGGCATGATCTGGGAGTCCATTTTCTAAAAGTGTCAGACCTCTTCAATGTTGAGCCATACATCGACATGGAATTTAATGAACCGGAAATGTATTATGGGGAATATGCGGATTACAAGGGAAAAGCTATTGGATTAAAAATGAAGAAGTTATTTGAGCAGAGAGTGGCAGGAGATATTGCTTTGGCAGAGGCTTATAAAAAACAAACTGGGAAACGAGGCTTTTTTAATCAACAATATCTATATGAGAACAAAGTAAGCTACACCCTAACAACTCATGCAGACTCAATTATTCCTTTTAAGCAGCCTATATATTTATCACGGTCAGAAGTATGTAATATATCCACATTTCCACAAGATTACCTTTTCCTCAACCAATCCCCACATTATATCTGTGGAATGAGTGTACCACCCGTTATGATGGCGCAAGTAGCCTCACGAGTATGGAAATATTGGTTATCTAAATTATAAATCAAATGAAATCAGAAGAATTAGCAGCCCAATGGTGTCGGGATCATCCTGATGCAACATTGGAACAAGCATTCATGGCTGGATTAGGCCATAAGATGAATATGAATAAGGATTCTCTTTCTGAAAGGAAAGACAAATTCAGAAGTGAAGTTCTCATGTATAGAGGGAAATATCCTGATGATATGTTGAAGGACTTTTTCGAGTATTGGACTGAATGCGGAGGACGGAAAATGCGTTTTGAGAAGGAACGTACATTTGAAGTTTCCAAACGTTTAGTCAGATGGTCTAATAATGATTTTAACAAGTATGGGAAACAACTTAATTCAAGTCAACAGCAATCTCCCGGCAACCGAAAAGAAAGCGTTGAAAGACTTGCTGACCTTGCAAGCGGAGTATTACAAGGGATTGCACGTAAGTTCGATTAAAGAAGCTGTTCTCAATACTCCTAATCTACCACTCTCCGTTATAAAAAGAGAAATCACATTGGCTGGTGCAAGAGCTATACTGGTAATTGCGATTAACGAGCTTGTGTCTTTTTTCAATGTTGGAAAAACGATGAATGATGTTCAAGTGGCACTTACCGCTGATTTAATAATAGACAGATACTATTATCTCAAATTGGAGGAAATCAAATTGTGTTTCCGTAATGCTATGGCTTCCGGTAAGATTTACGATAGACTGGACGGTAATATCATTCTCGGCTGGTTAAATGAATACGATGCACAGCGTGATGAAATTGTTTCTTCTCTTTCAATTAATGAAGCCCATGAACAAAATAATGACAACACTGGAATGTTCTATGGAGAATATATCAAACATCTAACTGAAAGATCGGAAAATGGAGATGAAGAGGCCAAAGAACTACTGGAATCCCATCAATCATTCATGCAAAGAATGAAATCAAATGATAAAGAAGCCGCTTTCAAAAAATGGAAAGAAGAATATTATGGAAGAACTAAGAAACAAACTACTTGACTGGGCAAAACAATTTGAAACACCTGATTTTATAAAAGATGATCCTATATTTTTTCCACATAAGTACAGTGATAAAAAGGACATAGAAATCAGTGCCTTTCTTACTTCATGGATAGCTTTCGGGAATCGCAAACTGATAATGCAGCAAGCGGAAATTTTGGATAATCTAATGGGTAATTCTCCTTACGCCTTCATTATGAACAAAGTATGGGAACAATACAAAGAAAATACAAATACCTTCTACCGTATGTTCACCTACCATGACTTTTTCTGCATTTGCCAGCGGTTGTACAACATATATCAGGAATGGGATGATTTGGAAGTTTTTTATGAGGGTTACAATAATGTTATCCGTGAAATACAAACAGATTTTGGTGGCGTAAAAGGTATTCCAAAATTGGAGCGTGATTCTCCATGCAAGCGTATTTGTCTGTTTTTACGGTGGGTAGTACGAAAATCGCCGGTGGATTTAGGTATTTGGACTATTATTCATCCAACAGAATTATACATACCATTGGATGCGCATGTTGCAAAGATGGCACACCGGCTTGGGATAACAACACGCAAAACAGAAGACTGGAAAATGGTTCAACAAGTAACCAATTACATGAAAACGATTTTCCCGGATGATCCGTGTCGGGGAGATTTTGCACTATTCGGATATAGTATTAACAATAAATAATTTACATTATGTCAGAACTTAAAATCACACAAGAAAAGGTAACAGCCGCTTTTAGTGAAGCAAACGACTGTCCTAAAGCAATTAGTATTCTAACAGCCTTATTCGGAAAGCAGAAGCCGGATTATACGGACTATCACAATATCAAAACTTACGAAGATGCTTGTGAAGCAGTAGGTGTAAAACCCATTGTTCGCCTACTTGTTGAAGATGAAGACGGACACAAAGAAGAAGTAGCTGATATTGCACACCTCGCCTACATCAAACTATGCACTATTGCCCGTGCGTTAAACAACGATCCTGATTTTCCACGATTTACTAAAGATGAATACCGTTATACGCCGTGGTTTTATCTTTATAATCAAAAAGAAATTGATGAAATGGACGAAGAGGATCGTAATCGGCTGGTTCTTTGGGGCGGTAATGCGAATTACGGTGCGTATTGCGGCCTCGCTTGTGCGTACTCGAATTACGGTTGGTCGGACTCGGATGCGATTATCGGCTCTCGCCTTGCTGTAAAATCAAGTGAAATCGCAATTTACTTCGGAGAACAATTCAAAGAATTGTGGAAAGACTTTCTGATTGGAAAAAAGTAATCACACTGGGGAGGCCGCATTAAAGCGGCCTTTTCCATACCTTTTAAATCTATGACTCCAAAAGAATTTTTCGACAAAGTGGTAGAAATGCGCCGTTGCCAAAAAGAATATTTTAAAAATAAGAGACAGATAGATTTACGAATAAGTAAACAAATTGAGCGTGAAGTAGATGAAGAAATTGAACGTGTTCAAAAAATCCTTCATGACAAACAGAATCCGCAACTCTTTTAGACTATGGTTAATATGAAAATCCTTGACCTGCCATTAAAAGCAAAATGGTATGAAATGATCGAATCCGGAAATAAGAAAGAAGAATACAGAGAGATCAAAAAATACTGGATCGGAAGATTAGCAAAATGTGGAGGTTACAATTCCTATGAAAAGACTGGTTTCTACTGTAAGAAAGCTATTTGTTTTTCTTGTATTACACGTGGAAACGGCTTTCATCCCAAAGAATATACTCATGTTCGCTTCCGTTTTGGCTACACCAAACGGACAATGCTTTTTGAACTTGAATCTATAACCATCGGAGTTGGTAACACCAATTGGGGAGCACCGGACAACGAATGTGTATTTATACTTAAACTGGGAAAATGTATTAAAAAAATGAAAGTAAGGACTCAACAGAATTTCAACCGAAAAACTAATGAAACAGTATTCGGTATCAGCATCATGCCTGACGGTGGCAAAAGATATTGCAAATATCCAATAGGCCACCAAGAATACAAAGACTATACCCAAGCACACCAAGCTATGAAAGATGTACAAAAGATATTGGATAATGGAGGCCGATTAGTGTATTCTCCCAAAGGTAGTGCCGGGATTAATAAAAATGAATATGTAAAAATTGAAATGACATAAAAATGAAAATATTAGTAAGTTTTTCAGGTGGTAAGGATTCACAAGCATGTTTGATCCAAGCCTTCAAACAATATGGGGGGGGGGAATTTAACCGCTGTGTTTTGTGACACCGGTTGGGAACACCCTGACACATATAAACATGTGAATGATGTTTGTCTGCAAATGGGAGTAAGACTTATAACTCTCAAATCAAAATACGATTTTGTGTCTTTGGCAGCTCATAAGAAAAGATTTCCTTCCACGAATGCACGGTTTTGTACCAGTGAACTAAAAATGAAGCCAATGATTGATTATGTACTTTCTTTGAAAGAAAGCTGCATTATCATACAAGGTATCAGAGCCGGAGAAAGTACAGCACGTGCGGCAATGGAAGAGGAATGTATGTACTTTAAATCGTATTTTCAACCTAATAAAAAAGGAAGAACTGAAAATTACCGAAGCAAAGATGTCAAAGAATGGTGTTCCCAATATGACGCTTCTGTTCTAAGGCCAATCTTTAAATGGAGTGCGCAGCAAGTTATAGATTGCATACTGGATGCAGGACAGGAACCGAATCCATTGTATTATCGCGGATTCTCACGTGTTGGATGTTTCCCATGTATTATGTGTCGGCACAAAGAAATTGAACTTATAGCCAAAAATGATCCTGAAATGTGTCAACGCCTGATTCAAGCAGAGAAAAGCGTAGGACATTCCTTCTTTCCTCCATCATACATACCTCAAAGATTCTGTAAAAACAAACAATATCCTTATATAGAGGAAGTTTTGGAGTACGTTAAAGAACATACCCCTGATATGTTCGAGCCGGAAGGTGGATATGCCTGCATGAGTCTGTTCCATGGGTTATGCGAATAAATAAAAATATTATGAAGAAAATACTGCTTATCTGTACACTCCTTGCTTTGCTAACTGGATGTACTGCACCGAAAGTTTATAAAAAGAATCGCTTCACAAAACAGTTTCAAGAAGCAGATTCAATGTTTAATGAAAAATATGGGATTAAATGAGTAAAGATAATATAGCTCAACAATACAATAATATGGTTGCAAGTATTGAAGATGCTAAAATTTATGATGGCCGGGGAGAATATAACCTATATGAATGTAATAAATGCAATAATTATAAGGTAACTCTATACAAAGACAAAGGTGTAACTCCCTTCATCATGAGATGTAAATGCGGAGGGGATATGATGCACACGAAATCTTCAAAACAAGCTCCACCATCATACGTGAAAGTTCATAATTGGGTACGTCCCAGTTTGGAGCAAACAATGTCGTTGAGTGAAAGTATGCGTAATCATATTCTAAATGGAGGATTAATATTAGAGGATGAATTAAAGTGATCTGATAAAATGAAAGAAATAACTATTGGTAATAAACCTTTAATGTAAATGTTTTAAGCCTTGCTATCAATAAAGATAACAAGGCTTAAAAGAAAATGGCAGCGACCTACTCTCCCACAATTATGCAGTACCATCGGCGTGACAAGGCTTAACTTCTCTGTTCGGAATGGGAAGAGGTGGAACCCTTGTGCCATAACCACCTAAATTAAGGACTTAGCTGTACTAAATAAATTTTTCAATCAACCACTACAAAAGATCAACACAATTTAGCACAAAGTCCCAACCTACCGTCTATTCAATTTTAAGCATTGCCATAGCCG